GTGGATATGGCCTGCACAAGTGCTGTTTGCAAAGCTTGGAACTGTTGCATTTCTTGGTCCATCTGCTTCTGAAAAGCAGCTTCCCGGTCTTGCCACTCCTGATCGAGGGCTTGTCGCTGCTGCTCACGTTGCGCATCGAGCGCCTGCTTCTGTTGCTGAAGCGCCTGTTCCTGGTCTTGGATAGCCCACTGCCGCTGTTGCGCAGCGATCTGCTGGTTGAGTTGGTCAATCTGGTCTTGTACCTGTTTAACCGTCCTGGGATCGTTCATCATCTGAGCCACGGCCAACTGATGCTGTAGATCTTCCATCTGAGAGTCCCAGCTTTGCTGCTGGCTCGCTCTGTCATCTTGTGTCTGAGTCTGTTGCAGGGCAGCCAGTTGTGCATCTATCTGATCTTCCAGCTGTTTTGTCTCTGCATCGAACGCGGCTAATGCTTGCTGATGGGCTTGCTGGATAGCAGACAACTCGTTTTGCATGGCAGTCTGCATCGCGCTCAGATCTTGATCGGTGGTGGACTTAAACGTATCGGCAGCGGACTGGAACGCTTCGGTATTGATTTGCTCCAGTGCGTCCTTCGTGTTCCAAAGCTCGGTGTTCAGGTCAGCGATCTTGTCCTTGACCTGTTGCACCAAGTCAGCCTGAGTCTTCGGGTTCAGTTTCTTCAGTTCGGTCTGCAGGCTGTTTATGGACGACTGGATGGACTTGATCTCCTGGTTGTACGCGTCCCCAATCTGCTTCGCCACAGAGGATGTGTCCTGACCGGCGTCCTTCAGGTCCTGCATTTGCGCCTGCAACGTCTGGATCTGCTTGTCCGTCGCGGACGTAGCATTGTCGGCCGCATTGAGCAGGTTGGTAACTGTTGTAGTGGCCTTGTCTGCCTGGGCGGTCAGTTGGGTCAGGGCGTCCCGGTCGTTCCACCACTGCACGGCCAACTGACTATACTCATCCTTGAGCTTGGCTATCTGATCAGCCTGCGTTTTCGGGTTGAACTTCTTGATCTCCGCGTTGATGGAGTTCATCGCGTTTTGAAGCTGTGTCAGCTGCTGCTTGTAAGCATTGACTATCTCCTGTGTCGTCTCGGTGACCGCCGCAGTGTTGCCCTGGTCCTTGCGGAACTGCAATCTCGCTTGGAGTTGGTCCAGCGTCTGCTGCAATGGTGCCATCTTGGTCTGGAGCCCGTCCAGAAACGCCTGCACAATGTCCTCAGCCGTCTGCTTGACTACGGTTTTGGACGTTTTGGCGGACGCCTGCACACCTGCAGTCACCTTGTCCGCCATCGACTTGCTGGCCGACTGCACCTTGGAGCTTGACTGCTGTATGCCTTGCTGCAGACCCGCCCCCACGTTGGTACCGACCTCAGCCATGACACGGGACGGAGAGTGGATGCCAAGAACATCGCGCACAACCTTCGGGATGTGCTCGTCTATGAAACTTGAGATGTTCGCTTTCAGGGTCGCCCCCATATTGGCGATGCCTTGCCACAGCCCGTTCACGATGTCCTTACCAGCCTTGATCATGTCGGCTGGAATCTTCGTTACCACGTCAAACGCCTTTTTTACCAAATCTCCGAAGTAGGATGCGCGTCCAGAGAAGTATTTAACGATGGCTTCCCATCCCGACTGCACGGCAGACCCCATCTTGCCCATGGCGTCACCGATGTACTTTCCAAAGATTCCGGAGACACCCTTGAGAACGGCACCAATCTTCGAGCCAATCCACAGCTGGAACAGATCCCACAGCAGTTTCAAGCCATCCGTGGCAAGACTCTTAATGTCGCTCCACAGTTTGCTCCAGTTGCCGGTGAACAGATCCGCAAAAGCGCTGATAACATCCTCAATCACCTTCACGGCGTTCTTGATGGTGTCCATGATGGACTGCAATGTATCAATCACAAGCGCCTTGATTACAGGCCAAAAGGCATTAAGAACAGCATCTACAGCATTTATGATGTTCTTGACAGCAGCTACTATCTCTGGTCCATTCTGTTTGATGTATCCAAAAATCTGTTGAAATATCGAAACTAATGCAGGCGCAATCACCTGATATATGTCGCGCATCGTATTCGCAAGGTTCACAAACAGTTGCTGGACTTGCGGAGGCACCTGCAAGGATTGAGCAAGGGACCTAAACTGCCCGGTATTCCCTGTGAATAGCGCCGTAATGGCCTGAATGTCCTTGCCGATGTCCTTGAGACCTTGCGATACCGCCGGGCCAATGTTGAGCGAGGCGAAAAACTGCTTGGCTCGCGCTGTGATCGATTGGTCTCCAAACGCTTGTTTGATATCCGTCATGGCGGCCTTGATTGAGTTCGCAAACGCATCAACGCCAGTCCGGATAGCCGGAGGAAAGAGAGCGGCAAATGCCTGTCCGGGATTCTTCGCGGAGATCACGCTGACTACTGAAGTGATACCATCGACGATTCGTCTGAGTACGGGTTCAAGCGCTCCTTCTATGGTTATGGATGCCGACTCAAAGGCTCCTCCCAACTGTTGCAGGGACCCCTTGAGGTTGTCGTTCATCGTGTCAGCCATCTTTTGAGCGGCGCCATTGGAGTTGATGAACGCCTTCGTAAACTGCTCGATCTGCGCGGGAGATGCCTGGATGAGCGTCATCATCCCGCTCAGTGCATCCTGACCGAAGATGGCAGATGCCGCTTGCAATTGTTGTGCCTGGCTCAGGTTTTGGAACTTGGTGTGTAGTTCCTCGATGAGTTGATTGAACGGCACCATTTTGCCGTGCGCGTCTGTCACCGAGACCCCCAACGCTTTCAGCGCAGTTGCTGCATCCTTCGGGGGATCGGCCAGGCGAACCAGCGCTGCACGGAGCGCGGTACCGGCATCCGAGCCTTTGATACCGGCATTGCCCATGACCGCGATATCAGCGGCCAACTGCTCAAGGCTGACGCCGGCCGCCTTGGCGACCGGAGCCGCATACTGCAGTGTCTGACCGATATCTCCGATGCTGACTGCCGATGCGTTGGCGGAGGCCGCCAGAACGTCTGCAATGTGACTCATGGAACTGGCCTGCATCCCAAAGGCAGACATGGTAGATACCATGATGTCAGAGACGGACGCGAAGTCCTCCCCAGATGCTGCAGCGGCGTTCAGCACACCAGGCATGGCCGCAAGGATCTGGTTGGTCGAAAAGCCGGCTGCCGCCAGGTTCTGCATGCCCTCTGCGACTTGGCTGGCTGAAAACACCGATTGGGCCCCTAGCTGTACCGCTGCAGCACGTAACCGCTCAAAGTCAGCTTGCGTGCCGCCTGCCAGCGCGCGGACCTTGGACATTTCCGACTCAAAGTCCATGCCGGTCGTGATGACGGACTTGAACGCACTGCCTATAGCGTCGATGCCCGTGTAGACACCCGTGAATACGAGAGCCGTCTTGATGGTAGAACCGAGGCGACTGAAGAGGCCACCAATTGAGTCGGCCTCGGCCGCAGCGGCTTTCATGCTTTCCGCATTGCCAGACAACTCTTGCGTGGTCCGGGTCAGTTCGTTCTGCATGGCAGCCAATTGCGCCTGAGCCTTGTTCAGCTTGATGGTCAACAAGTCAGTCTGTTTACTGTCTTCACCCTTCTCTGCAGCGCTCTGGGCTACTGCTCTTTGCAGCAGGTCAACTTTCTGCCGTTGCAGATCAATCTGCTTCGTCAGTGACTCGGTTTTGACGTTGAGACGGTCCGTAATGCTGCCGAAGTCGCCCAGTGAAGCCGAGGCTGCTTCGAACTCCGACTTTGCTATCTGCAGTTGCCGATTGATCTTCGAGATTCCATCCTGGAAGCCAACCGTATCCATGTTGACGGTGACTTTTAGACTGCTGACCTCTTCACTCGCCACGTTCTCACCACCCTTATAACGGCCAAACCTCGTCGATGAACGACAGCTGTGGTTGCTGTTTACGTTTCGCCCCACCTGAGAACCATGGGCACGATGGGCCCAGCAGTTCGCGATGCTCCAAATGCGCTTGCCAGAGTGCGTCCAACTCTCTCGGTGTTGAACGCCAAAAGGCACGCTCACTCTTCCGTAGAATGACCGTGCCTAGATACTTGAGCCAAGGCCAGTTCCACCCCTTGTCCTGCGGAGTGGACTGGCTTACTCGTTTTTTTCCGTATCATCCTCTGTGACATCAGGCAGCGCGGCCATAATGGCCTTCATGACGTCTGGTAAGATGGATGCTAGATCCGCGAAAGACAACATGGCGCCGACTTGCTGCTCTGTCAGTTTTGGATCCTCATGTAGCAGACCTGCCCAAAGTATGGCGCGCACCGCCTTCAATTTCCGCTTTTCCAGTTCCTCGAACGCCTTCTGCAACGTCCCAAACCGATCCTCGATCTCCGCGAAGGCGTTGAGGTCGTACTTCAGCGTCCGTTCCTTGTCCAGCGTCACAGGCACTACTTTCACACGGACGTCACTCACTGGCATAGTTCATTACCCCCTGTCAAAGTAAAAGAGAGGGCCGAAGCCCTCTCAAAATTAAGTCCCCGTATTAGCGCCCCATACCTTATCAAACCATGTGGCGCCACCGGTGAACGTAGCATTGTCCTCGTCGCCAACAGCCTGCCAAGCATTGTCGTACTCGCGCCGTACGAACGTAAAGTTGATGGTCGTTGTCCCGAAGTCGGGCTTGTCCTCTTTGGTTTTTAGGTCCGCCTCCGGGATCTGCGCCATCCCTTTCAGTAGCCACACATAGAGGTCCTTCCCAGAGCTTTTCTGGGACACAAACCCGATGGCCACATATGGCGCCACGTCGGTCGTCTTTTTGACCAGCACACCGTTCTCATCCACGGTATGGCCGAGCAGATCTGCTTGGACGGCGACCGGCAGGTCAGAAAACTCAAAGTCAACATCGATCTCACCGAGTGTCGTGGCGGTTTCCGCCGGACCGTCATCCGCATACAGTGTTGCCGAGTTGCTTTTCGGCTGAATCTTGGCCGTGACAACACCCGGGATGGGCTTGATCGTGTTATAGGTGACACCTGTCGCGTCATCCTTGGTCAGGATGGCGTAGTGCACCGCTCTCAACCCTACTTGTGCCACTAGCTATCACTCCTTAACGTGGTATATCGCAAAACCTTGTGGAAAACTGCCGTGTCCTCTTCATAGAGGTCATAGGACCCAGTGCGGCCGAACTGTAACGACTGCATGGTCTTGTCCACCTCTGCGGCAATGCCGTCAAAGTTTGACTTCGACCAGATGTCGATCTGGATGTGCAACTCACTGGCTGTCTCGGCATCATCCGTCCACGCCGCTCCAACGTTCGTGAACTCGAAGAAGGTGATCCGCGGGTACACGGACGCATCAGGAGCCACGATCTGATAGATCTTTGGGCCTCCCAACAGCGAAACCAAGTTTGCGTTGGCCAACAGCGCATTCCTGATCTCTGGCTTGACGTTGATCATTTGAGCGCCGCCCTCACTGTCTCAGCGATGACATCCAGCGCGTCACGCCGTTTCTCGATGAGCGAGCGCTCCACGAACGGCTGCGCCTGCATTTTTGATGTCCCAAACTCAAGGAACTTGGCGCGCCATCCCGTTTTAGGGCCGGGGCCGACATCCACAGAGCGAACACCATCCGCGGACACTTTCACACGGCTCACCTGGATGTCGTCCCGGATGTGGAGATGTTCGACGTTGGACACTGGGACGTTTTCGCGCATGGCTTCCGCGACGAGATTGCCCGCGGCACGCAACGCTTGGTTTTGGACTCGTGCCGCCCTGTCGCCCAGCCCGTTCAGCCGAGCCAACAGCGCCTCCATCCCGTCTATGCTCATGCCACTAGCCACCTGGCGCCACCTCCGAACAGTACAGTTGCAACTCGCGGTGTTGCATATGGTCGTCCACCACGGCCTCGATACGATACACGTGACCGTTGTACATCACGCGGTTCTGCTCGGTCACGTCTGGACGATACCGGATACGGACAACCACGATCTTCTCAACCTCGTTTGCGCCCGAACCGACGAACTCCCGGGCGCGGAGCGTCTGTGGTTCAACGGACGCCCAGACAGTTGCCACGTCGACCCATGAATCGAGGTTCGGAACCCCTTGGTCGTCCACCACTGGCCCTTTCTGCTGCAACGTCACCCGGCATCGAAACTGCCCGGCCCCCGTCATGTTGGAACCACCCTCTCCTGCGAGAGCAGCGCCTTCACCGCGAACTCGACTTCTCCGCCGACGTTGCCGACTGCTTCCCGGTTGAGATACCAGTGCCCAACGAGTAGCTGTATGGCTTGCTTTACGCGGTTCGGTACCGCATTAGTATCGCCATAGCCAGCCACATATCGGATGCGAACGCCGTTGATAGGCTGCAGACGCACACATGGCCAGCACTGACCTGACGCCGGAACGATGCGGCCGGGCTCGGAGTCCGTGTCCACGATGTATGTTTCGGGGTCCAGCGTTGTGGTGGTTCCAGTATCATCGGTGTACGTGACGGACTCCACCGATTGGATCGGCGGCCTAGGCAGTCTGATCTCAGCGTGGTGTCGACGATGGTGTCTGGTCCGGTATCCCTCGTGCATCCAGGACGAATGCGGCCCCGTGAGGTACCCGGGGAACTGGTCCAGAGTCAACTCCAGCGTTTGCGTGATGTAGGCTCTGTTCTGAAACGACTCGCAGTATTCGCGCGCCGTTGCGATCAGAGCGTTTATAAGCGTGTCTTCATCACTGCCGTCCACTCGCAAATACAATTTCGCCTCGTCCAGGGTGACCGGCTCAGTAGTTGGCTGTGTGAATACGCGGAGGATCACTCTGCGTCACCAGCTTTCGCCTTCGTCCGCCTTTTCGCCGCAGGTGCATCCTGTGCCTGAATGACACCTGCTTCCATCAGCCTGCGCGCCCTCGCCTCGTCTGCTTGCACGGTATCTCCGATAGCCTTTCGCTCGCCGGTCTCCGCGTCCACGAACTCCGCTATCACGTCGTACGTGTTCATCTGCTCACCGCCTTTCCCGGAGCCGAGGCGGCATCATCAGCCGCCTCCATCACCGACTAAGAGATCAAGCAGAGGGCACGTCCAGAACGACGTACGGCGAAACCGTCGTTGTACCGTCCTCCAGTGTCATGGGGCCATTGACCCACGGTTTACCGTCCACGTTCCAGAACGCTTTGATCATGGTCTTGTTCTGCTGGAACAAGACATGAGGGCTGGCGGCGATGAACGGGCCTGAGCCATCCTTGATGATGTACTTCGTGAAGTCCGCCAGAATGAGGTCCCCCTTGCTGCCGAGCGTCGCGGTGCGGCCTGTGAAGACCACCGGCATGCCCATCAGCGTGTTCGGAATGCCTCGCGTCGCATCGCCGCGGATAAAGATGTAGTTCCCGACGGCGTCCCGAATCGTCACGAGTTGAGGCAGGATAGACTGGTTTGCAACCCACACGGCCGTACTCTGCGACTCTGCGTACAGCTTGGCAGCCATCTGCGCGATGTCTTCGTAAGAGATCTGGTTGGCCGTAGCGCGATGCACAGCGATGGTCCCAGGCGCGTTGATCACCCCGGTCGGTTTCCCGGTACCGTCTCCCCGCAGAAACGCGATGTCTTCAGCGGCCATCATCGCGTTGGTGAGCAGGTTCCCAATGAACGCTTGTGCCGCCTCATAGTTGCGCAGCAGTTTGTCCGTCACCACAGTTGTTGCGGCGACTTCATATGGTGTGAGTGACACTTCACGGAGTTTCCCGGTGGTGTCCGGCTTGGCATCCCCTTCTTTGATCCACTGGACCTCCACGCCACCGTAGACGCCGTTCGTACCACTCTGATCCAACGCCGGGACCATCAACTCGGCATCAGGCGGGTCTCCAGCCGGAACGACGTTAGCCCGCGGCCGCACAATGGCGGTTTCCGGCTGCAGCATGAGGATGTCCGTCCGATACTGCGGCGGCACAAGGATCGCTCCATCGCCTTCTGTGCCTGTGACGGACCATTCGTTGCGCACCCGAGGCAACAGCAGGTCGCGGAAGGCCTCCGGCACTGCGTAGCCACCCGACGGGCCAACTGGCAGCGAGTCCAAACGGCCCTTCGGATCCCCAAAGCGCACCGCGGCGACAAATTCACCGATGTTCTTGAACCCGCCGTCATCCTTCTTCGGTGCCTGAACGTGGTCCAGTGCCGGCCGGAACGGCTTGTTCAGCGGCTTGTCCAACTCTTGTTCGCGCGCAGCCACCTTGTTTTCACGCTCCTCCCGGTCACGTTCTGCCTTGATGTCTGTTTCCAAGGATTCGATTTCCGCGTCCAATTGGTCGAACGCGGCCACCTCTTGCGGTGTCAGTTCTCGACTTTCTGCCTTCGCCTTATCCAACAGTTCGCGTTGCTGTTGCACCTTTTCAGCGCGACTCTCCAGCAGTTGCTGCAGTTTGCTCACTCCATCAACCTTCTTTCGTTGTTTTTTAGACGTCGCTCCAATAAAGAAAGCGGCGCCGAAGGCGACCGCTTATTGCGACTGTCTTTGGAATTGTCATCTTGCTCCCACGGCGGCGTCTCGCCGAACTGCTTGTAGTGGCGCCCCAACTCCGCCTGGACTTTCGGGATATCACCTTCCGGAATATCCACCTGAGAGAGACCTTGTGCCGCTGCCACCACGCCATTCCAAACGACAGCGCCGTCGGACGGTCGGTGGTGTGGCAACTTCAGATCCCCGAATGATGCCGGCGGCATCTCCTTGGCCCAAGCATAGTGTCCGGCGATGTGGCGCTTTTCGTCGTCCGTCAGATCCGTCCATGCCTTATCGGTGAAGTCTGACAAGGTCGGGGCTTCCCACGGAGTGTCCTTCGGAGCTAGCTTGTCCGAGACATCCGGAGGCACTACGCCGGCACGAACCGCACGCGTTCCAGTGTCACGTCGCGCCTCCACCCCGGGGTCATCCGTCGAGGGCGCCAACTCAGACTCGAGGTACCAGTGATAGATCCCGTCGTCCTCCATGCCGTCGAACAGCACTCCGTATGCGTAGGTCAGCACAACCTCCCGCACCTCGCCCGTCACTTGTCCAGGGACGCGTGGCGGAATGGTGACGCGCACATCACTGCCAACGGTGAACAGCGGCGCCATGTCCTCGGCGCCGTCCGGGTCTTGCTCGATGCGTTCCATATCCGGCCTGGATGCGGCAACGAGCTTCGGAGGATGCTTATACCTGGACAAGTCCATCTCCTGCCCGTTTATCACCAGTCGGCCGTTACGGACTGATGCCGCCACTTGTTTCGACTGCTCGATCTGATCCGCGAAGCCATACTCCACTGCCTCATCAGCAGTGAGCCACGTCTCTGCATCCAGCAGCGCAACCAGCTGGTCTCGGTCCATGCCAGTCTTGTCCTGATACGCCGCAATCAAGCTCTCACGGATCTGGTCCAAGTCATCCGCCAATTTGCGGAAGTCATCTGCATTTCCGATAGCGATGGTCCATGGATTGTGCACCATCATCATAGCGTTGCGCGGCATGAGCACCTGGTCACCCGCCATGGCGATGACGGACGCGATGCTGGCAGCCAGACCGTCCACGTGTACCGTAACGTTGGCCGGGTGACGCTTGAGCATGGAGTGAATCGCTTGACCAGCGAAAACGTCCCCTCCGTCACTGTTGATGTAGACATCCAGTTGCGAAATGTCACCGAGAGCGTCCAAGTCTGCTTGGAATTGACTCGGTGTGATCTCGTCTCCCCACCAGGTCATGCTGTCGATAGGACCATACAGATAGAGTTGGCCCTGCCCGGTGGACGCATCATTACGGAAGTCCCAAAACTTGCGTCTCTGCTTCGCCATCAACTCACCCCCTTTCCGCCCGAAGACTGTGTGGGAGCGGGCGGGTTCTGCAATTGTCGCGACACCGGCGTCATGTTTCCGTTGACTAGGTATGCCGTACCTGCCTCCCCTCCGATGGGGTTCATCTCCTCCAAGGCCCGCCACTCATCGGCGTTGATGACGCCGTTTTGCCGCTGAATAGCGAGGCCCTGTTGGCGACTGAGATAGTCACCGCGTAGCAGTCCGTTCAGGTTGAACTTCGCGTAGTATCCCTGCTGCCGGTCACGCTTGGAGAAAAGCTTCCAGTTGATGGCGTTCTCCCATTTCGCGACGTAGGGCAAGAGACTGTACATCACGAACTCCAGGCTCTGCTGCTCTATGTTGTTGTTCGTCGACCGATCAAGGTCGGCTATCATGTGCGGAGGCACACGAAAAAGCCCGCAGATCTCATCACGCGAGAACTTGCGGGTCTCGATAAACTGCGCGTCGGCCATCGGCATGGAGACACGGCTGTACTTTGCGCCGCCTTCGAGGATGATGGGCTTCCAAGCGTTATGGAGGCCACCCCAGTTTTCCTCGACATCCTTTTTCAGGCGCTCGTAGGCAGTATCACTCAGTTCCGTCGGGTGCTCCACGATGCCGCCAGCATTCATGCCCTGGCCATAGAAACGAGCCGCAAACTCAGCCGCGGCCATGCCAACACCGATGGACTCAGCGGCCATGCGGATCGGGCTGTATCCCATGATTCCGTCCCAGCCAAGGCCAGGAATATGGAACACTTCGGACGCTGGGAACACCTCGTATTTGCCGCGGTCCTCCACCCGATACTTAATGGTCCAGTCTGCCGGGTCTCGGAACGGCCAGCACCGCTCCCACGGCACGGGATACACGTCAATTGCCTGCCCGCGCCCGTTACGTGTGATGATGCTGTAACAGTTGCCTGAGATCACGAGGTTTCCCATCTGCTGTTCGCGCCAAGTGACGGTGTTCATCTCGTCATTCGGCTCTGCGTACAGGAGATCGAACACCGGATGGTCGTTCGCCCTGTCAGATCCGCCGTCTGGTCTGGACCTGTATACGATGAGCGGCAGCGACGCCAGCGCTTCCGCTAGGACTCTCACGCACGAATAGACCGTGATGAAGCGCAGTGCCGATTCCTCCGTCACCGCAACGCCCGAATGGCTGTGTGAGATGCCTATCCGGCTCCAAAATCGGTCGAAAAACTCATCTGGTGTGTACCCTGTGGCCTGATTTTTGGCCACCAATCGCGCCAAAATCCCCATCATTCACGCCTCCTTTCGGACGCGCGACGTTCGGCGCGTGGTGGAAGGCCAACCCACAGAATCATGGCGCCACAGATGATCCATGCGAGCGGGTGATAGATGCGCCAAAGGCCGTATCCGATCATCAAAAAACCTGCCAAAAGGCAGGCATCACGGGTATATTCAAGCAAAAACACACCGATTTTCGCGAGAAATCTGCGCTTTTTGGCACTCAAAGTCGCCTCATCCCCCTTCTTTCGTAGACAGAAGTCTTGGCTTCGGCCACTGTGGCCCGAGAAAACGCGTTGATCACCGCTGCAATCGGGTCGATCCGGTTCCGGGAGCGGTCTTTGGCCAACATGATGTTCTCCTGAGAGTCCATTTTGACGATTGCGTTACCGATTGCCCACGTCAGAAGCGGATCGCGCTCGTGCTGGATGTTTCCTTGCAACACTTCAGCACGAAACCGCTTGGTTGGCTCTGAAAGTTGCCTGATGGACTGTGGAATCTCGACCACTGTAAAGCCTTCTGCCTCCATGTCCTGCGCAAAATGCGTGGCGTTCCACTTGTCGAAGTCGATTTCCTGTATCCGATGACCGTCATCCCTCAGTTTGCAGATGAAAGACTCCACAAAACTGTAGTCCACCACCGCGCCCGGTGTAACGTACAACCATCCCTGCTGCACCCATAGGTCATACGGCACTTTATCCGTCTGCCGACGCTCCGCTAGCTTGTCTTCCGGGATGAAGGAGCGCTGCCGGACGAAGAATCTGCCGTCCCCAAGGACGTACACCAGGCCAACGCTCGTCAAATCCGTTGTCGCGGACAGGTCGACACCGACGTAGCACGGATATTGCGTCAAGTCCATCTGCGCATCTGTGCCGCAGGAGCGCCACTTGCCCATGGGCATGTACCCATCCTCCCGCTGGTCTACCCATCGGTTCATGTTCTTCGTGAGAAAACTGCGCATCTTCTCTGGAACGTCCAGGGCGGCCTTCAACTCACCACGCAGAAAGTTCATGCCTTCCTCGTAGGTGGCCACGATGGGGTTCGCCTTTATCCAGACCGATTCGTCCTTGATGTCGTCGTCCTTGTCTAACTCACAGACCATGACGAAGTACTCATCATTCTCGATAGGCGAGCTGTCGTCCAAGATCTGCGACACGTACTGATACTCCGTGAAGCACGGCCGCGACAAATCAAAACCCGCTGTCGTGATGATCACGATGAGCGGGTTCTTTCGTGCGACCATACCGGAGACAAGCACATCATAAATTTCGCTGGTCTCGTGGACGTGGTACTCGTCGATCACAGCGACACTCGGGTTCTTGCCATCTCCAGTCTTCCGTGACTCCTTAGACAGAGGCTGAATGACAGAACCGCTTTTCAGGTGAGTGATACGCCCGTAGCTGTCGGTGTACTTTCCCTTCAACAAATCGCACGCACGAATCTGTGCCAAAATCTCGTTGTACACGATGCTTGACTGCTCGCGGCCCCATCCAGCGATGTAGCATTCCTCTTGCTCGTCGCTCAAAAAGCAGGAGTATGATGTGATGACGGCCAGAAGCTGAGACTTGGCGTTCTTCCGCGCGAGTTGGATGTACGCCTTGCGAAACCGGCGCAAGCCCGTCTGCTTGTTCTTCCAGCAAAAGATGTTGCCGGCAACGAACAGCTGAAAGTCGGTCAGTTTGATGTACTGCCCTGCAAGCACGCCTTTGGTATGTTTGAACATCCCGGCCCAGCGGTAGAACTTGTACAACTCGCTGCCATCGAACGTATACGGGTAATCTTCGTCTGGGATACGTTCGATATCCTGGAGGAACCGGCGACACGCAGCGATGTGCTTTCGGCAGGCCCGTTGACGGCCATCGACAACATCCTCCGCATAGCCGACGACCCTCGCAATCAGTTGTTCTGGCGTCACAGCATATCGCCGAAGAGTTTTTCCTCTTCCGTGGGCTGCTTCTCTTCTCGCTTGGGCATCGCCAGCTTTGCGCGTGCGCTTGGTGTCAGACCAAACTCCAACGCCAGGGAACGCATTTGATCATGCAGTTGTTTTTTCTTGGTCAACAGCGGATGCGGCACCTTGTTCGTCTCTGCGGCCTTGTTCGTGTACTCAACGAGCAGACCTTCCTCGCGGATGATCTTCGTACACTCAACATAGTCCGAGTATGCATCGCAGTACGCGGCAAGGGCGTTTATATCGACATTGGTGAGCAGGTCAAGCTCCTGCAGTTCAGCCGCAAGACGTTTGAACTCTCGCTTCGCCACCGAGTCCAACCAGGCCGGAGGTTTTATCTTGTCGGCGCGCGGCTTGAGTTTCTTTTCTGCCTCCACGCGCTGTGCAAGTTCGGCCTTCGTCAGTCGATTCTTGTTGCCTGTCAGTATCTGCAGATGCGCCGGGATTGCTCGCCTGCCCATTATTTCACCTCCAGTCGTTTACCCCTTTTGCATCAAAAAACGAATTTTGTGCGCCCCATAGGCCCGCGCGGTCGCGGCGCTAAAAGTCGGAAGGATTTTGCCCCCCTACCTCGCCCGCTTCCCAAATGGTGGAATCAGTTCCACAGGCTATCGGCCAAGTCGTCAGGCATTACCGAACCCACCGTCCTCCCTCGCCGTCTTTGCGTCATGACATGGCTTGCACAACGGCTGCCAGTTATTCGTATCCCAGAACAGCGCCTTGTCTCCCTTGTGCGGCTTAATGTGGTCCACCACTGTCGCGGGCGTCATCCTACCGTGACGCTCGCATTCAGCGCATAGCGGGTGTGCTCGCAGGTATGCCAAGCGTGCTTTGCGCCACCTGCTGTCATATCCTCGTTGCGCCGAGTTGCCGCGGTGCCTGTCATACTCGGTTACACGTTGCTTATGGTCGTCACAGTAGCGCTCGCGAGTGAGCGCGCTGCACCCCGGCTCTGCGCAGGGCTTCAACGGTCGGCTAGGCATCCGGCACAACCTCGACGCTAAGTCGCAGCACCTTGCCGGGCGCATATGCCATGAGCTTTAGCAGTTCCGGCAACTCAGTCGCAGGAACATCGAACTGCACCCGCGCAGAACCGTCACCGCCAAATTTGATGGCGCTCTGAATCTGCGGGATGGATGCGTGCATAGCGATTGGCACGATAGACACCTCCCTTTGTGGGCAAAATAAAAACCCGCCGAAGCGGGATTGCATCGATTTATACTGGGATTTCGTTTCCTGTTCTTCCGCTGTAGGTGTGGGTATGCGGGATACTCCCATTTACCGTGGTGACACCTTCAAAGAAATGGTAATGACCACCGCTTGGAAGTTGAATTGCAGGACCTGTCCGTCCACTGATGAAGTGCCTATGTCCGTCATTGAATGTTGTTTCAGTGGAGTAGGTATGGGTGTGTGGGACACCACTTGGAGCTGGTCCGGTGACTCCTACGTAACGGTGTCGATGACCAACATCGAAGGAAGTAATACCTGAAAAACCATGGGTATGAAGTACCCTTCCGTCCCACGTAATCAGGAAAATTTCATGAGAATGAGTATCCGCGTCGGATGCTTCACTCTCATAAATAACCCCGTAAACATGGTGTTCGTCTTGGGCGCGTTCTTCGTCGTTCACCCTGACACCCTCCTCGCAAACTTATGGGTGGTGTTAGGGTACGCATGTTTGACTGCTCAAGTTTAAGTCATTTACCTTGCGTCATAAGCGGATATCAAAAGAAAAACCCGCCGAAGCGGGAGAGCGCGATATTTTCTACAGTTCCAATTCTTCTTTGAAGGCGAGCATTAAATATCTATCCATTGCCTTCATGTCTACTTCCTCACCGTTGCTATAAGTAATGCATGTGTGATTTGTTGCGGGGACAATCTTATCGATCTCCTCTTTCCCAAAAAAGACACCAACATGATGTTTTCCCATCGTGAACTTCAACGACGATTTACCGATTGCGAATTCTATTTCTTCCTTCGAATCACGCAATCTAACATCAGGAACTACGACCATTACGTCCCGAATCTCATCGCATATGTCCCGAAAATAATTTGAGATGAAACTCATCGCCTTGTTAAGGCATTCAAGATTATAGACATCGCTTGAGTATTTTTCCCTAACTCTTCTGACCAGAACATCACGATACAATTCCATCACCCTCCCGCTTCCTCATTCTCCGCGCGGAAGGTTTTTCCTTCTTTCTGTCGAAATGCTTCGAAAGAAGGGAGGTGTTATACATGCCAAGGACAGGAGAAAAGCCAGGTTCCGGTTATTACCAATGCACAAATTGCGGTGAAATCGTGCATTTGGATGATGCTACCGACACGTTGCCACCATGCCCAAAATGTAGTGGCACTAACTATGTTCGCGTTTAACAAACAGAAATTCTGCTATGGCTGCTTCTTCATATCCAAACAATTTGCCTAGCACCCAGTGATCGAATGCAGTCTTTGGTGCCTGCGGCATCGATTTGATAACTTCGAGGATATGCTCATACTTGTAAACCCAGAAGGTCACCCATCCTTCGGACAAAGTTTCCACATGCGCATTGAGTTTGTATCCATCAACGAAGTCTGACGCCTCCTCGATATAGCGTTCTTGGAGTGCCATCGATGCCGCAGGTTTTCCTCTTTGCACCATGTAACAATAGTTGGCTAATACCGCTTTATATCCACCAGGCATTTCTCCCTCACTTCCAGCCCACAGACTAAGCTGGCGGCCTCCACATTACACCCACCGGCCCGTACGCTAGCCGATGGGTGCCCGCAAGGGGGTTCCATACACCGAAACCCTCGCTCAGGAAGTCGGTGCGCTGAAAGTGACGCACCAGTCAGGGGGCGAGCGCCCTGCAGGGACTTCTTAGACTCGCGTGGCTATCCCCTGACTGCTGAGCCACTTTTTTTGGAATGGTGCTCGCGTAACACCCTCTGTGCCAACCACTCAGCCGCTCGCGCGTATACCTTGGCGGTCCATGTTAGATGTCCCGCGCACGCCTGCGCTGTTTCAACTTCCCTCCGCGGCGCTCATATGTGTTCGCCGACTGCATCAGGCGTTCGATGTCGCGAAACGTCAACCTCTCACGGCGCGCGATGGTGACTGTCGCGCCTTCTCCCTGATTCAAGCGCCGTTTCTTCTTCACACGTCCTCACCCAGTTCTCTGAGTTGGGCGGCCAGCATATCCCGATACTCAGCGGCAGCGGCCCACCTTGCATTGGCTGTTGTGACTCGTGAGTGTGAGCTACCGGGCGGGAGTGCCCTGCGCGCATCAGCTGCCCGTTGCGCCGCCGTAACAGCCTTGGCGTAGCGTGTTTTCAGTTTCGCGATCTCTCGCTTTCGCAACGTTTCCTGCGCCGCGTGTTCACCCACTGTCACCGCCCACCCTTCGCATAGTTCGCAGCCCAACATCCTCGTGCCGGACGGAACACGTTCATTGCAGACCCAACAGAAACGCATCCAATCACCTCATGTCATGACCGGAGGAAGCCCTGCAGCACCGCTCCGGTTCGGCGGGAGGTGTTCGGCTGAACGTCGCCGCCTTGCAGGGCATGTGTCATACAAAGAGCACCAGCCGTAGCTGATGCCCGTGGTCATAAGCAATGAATAAGGCACCCGATCCGGGTACCTTCTGGACATACTTTCTCCGCAGAAAACATATCATGTTTTGCACGGAAAATCACTAGACCCAAGGCCGATTTTTTACATGATTTTTTACACACTTTTTCTCTCGTTTTCCGCGCCACTACTGAGTTTCAGCGACCTAAACAACTCTTCTAATCCCTCTCTTTTTTCGACGTTGTAGAAACTCTTGCTGACGTACCACCCTTCCTCACGCAATTCATCATAGACAACTGCATCTGTTGGTAGCGGCTCATGGCCCAAAAACCTTTTCCGGATAAGGGCTCGCCGGTACGGCCGCAATCGCCTGACGTGCCAATCAATCCGCCAGATGAAGCGCCGGAAACTGGCCTCGCTAAAGTCAGGCGTGATGCAAAACCCAGTTACCGATTTCGGTGTTGACGGGTGAACCCGCGATGCGCGGATAAGGTCCGGGTGAATGGCTGACGCGTATCCACGCTTCACAGGCACACGCCGGTTGGCGATGGCCTCCTTGGCGGCCCGATAGTTCGCGAAAATCTTATACAGCGCCTTGCGTTCTTCCGGTGTCAGGCTCATCCAACCGCCTCCCTTGCCACGCGCTCGATGCGGGCTTTCAGCGCATTCATCAGACTGTCCTGGTTCGCCTCTTTACAGAAATCACGCGCGAAAGCCCACTCCTTTAGGGGTGGGATGAAGCGCGTTGCACTTCATTCATCGAACTGATACAGTATTGGTATGGGACAAGAATATCGTCATACGAAAACAACCGTATCGCTCATCAACTATCATTTTGTTTTCTGCCCTCGATACCGGCGGAAAGTTCTCGTTGGTCAAGTGGAATCACGGTTCAAAGAACTGGTAAGCGAGATTTGCGCCCAAAACGATTGGATGATTCTTGTGATGGAAGTCATGCCTGATCATGTTCATCTGTTTCTCAATTGTCTCCCAACAGATTCGCCATCAAATATCATGGCAACCATCAAGGGAACGACTTCACGGCGGCTTCGTCAAGAGTTTGCGCATCTTAGACACCTCCCTAGTCTATGGACACGTTCCTTCTTTGTGAGTACGGCAGGAAACGTGTCCAGCGATACGATCCGCCGGTATGTCGAAGCCCAGAAGAAGCGTGGGTGAACACGATGCACAAAGCTTTTTCCTTCCGCCTCTATCCAACAAAAGAGCAGGAGCAGATAATCCGGCGAACCATCGGATGTTGCCGATTTGTGTACAATCACTTTCTCGCGCTTCGGAAAGAATCCTACGAGCGAGACGTAACAACTTTGAACCAATATGCTTGCATGAAAGAGTTGCCAGCGTTAAAACAGCAGCACCCTTGGCTTCAGGAAGTTGATTCGACTGCACTGCAAAGGGCAGTCGAAGACTTAGATCACGCCTTTCAGCGCTTCTTCCGTGAGAAGAAAAGCTACCCACGCTTCAAGAGCAAGAAGCATCCGAAGCAATCCTACACGTCCAAACGCAACGGCAAAGAGGATGACAAAGCGACTATCCGCATCGAGGGGAACCGGATTCGGCTGCCGAAGGTAGGATGGGTGAAGTTCGCCAAATCCCGCGAAGTGCAGGGGCGTATCCTTTCTGGCACGGTTCGTCTGGCTCCTTCGGGAAAGTTCTTTGTATCGGTCCTGGTGGACACGGAGATTCAGCCTTTGAAGCCCAACTTCAACGCCGTTGGCATCGATCTGGGGTTAAAGGACTTCGCCGTGCTCAGCACTGGGGAAACGATCCCGAATCCCCGGCACCTACGAAAACACGAAAAGAAACTGAAACGCTGGCAACGGATTCTTTCCCGCAGGAAACTGGGCGGGAAGAACCGGGAGAAAGCCCGGTTGAAAGTGGCCCGGCTTCATGAGAAGGTTCGAAACGCGAGACTGGACTTCCTTCACAAGTTGTCCACCAGGCTGATTCGCGAGAACCAAGCGATCTGCCTGGAGGACTTGCGTGTTCGGAACATGCAACAAAATCACAAACTGTCCAAGAGCATTGCCGATGCCAGCTGGTCGGAATTTCGGCGGCAGTTGGAATACAAAGCGAACTGGTACGGGAGACAGGTAGCGACCGTTTCCCCTGTCTTCCCCTCTAGCCAACTTTGCTCCTGCTGCGGGCACCGAAACGCCGAGACGAAAGACCTGTCTGTTCGACACTGGACGTGCCCGAAGTGCGGTGTGGCCCACGATCGTGATGTCAACGCCGCGAGGAATATCCTGCACGAAGGATTGCGACTTTTGAATTTGTCCGCTTAAGCGGACTGAACCGTGGGACACACGGGGATAGCTTGGTGCCGCAAGGCAGAACTCTCGGTTGCGGGAGTGCTCCCAAGAATCCCACGGCTTTAGCCGTGCGGAGTGTCAAGTTCCATGGCCGCGACAGCTTCCTCATCCATCGTGCCTTCAGCCACTAGTCGTATCACCACGATGCGTCTAGTCTGTCCCTGACGGTGCACCCTCGCATTCGCCTGCTCATCCTCTTCCAGGCTCCATATCGTATCGAACCAGACAACCGCTTGACTGCTCGACCCCACGGTCGAGGCAGCCGCCGAGACAACCCGGCGTTACGGCCAGGCGAGACACCAACGCCAGCGGTGAACGCTGACGTACAGTGAACAACCCTTGCTTTCACTCCCGGTGGATACTCTCCACTGATGCCAGTGTAGCAGGATATCTCGCCTAGCGAGTCCGGTCATTTTCCGGTGATTTTTACTTTTCCGGGCCCCGCCGTGCGGCACCGTCACCAGACCAGCGCGCTGTTTCGCCACGTTGAACGCGCCGAATCTCATACAGATGGCGGCGAGACTCGGTTGATCTGGATGCTCTTTCCTCCACTCCCGATACTGCCTCATGCCGAAGGACGGGCCGCATGCCTCTGCACAGAGTTTCAGCGCACGAATCATATCTTCATCCGATATGACGTGGACGTGTGGCGCCTGAAGACTTATCCCAGCCTTTTCCTTCGCGGCATTCCACGTTCCAAACATGAGCAGCATAGCGTTGGCGTTCGGCCTGTCTGGATGATTCGCCCGCCACTTCTCATAGTCCCCGACGGAAAGCCCTGGATAAACCGCCGCAGCCGCGCGCAACGCATCGATGCAGTCCTGCTCCGTCAGCGGCGCAAAACCGAGATACTTTCCGACATCCGTCCACTTCATGCCCATCCGTCGTGTAATGGTAACGGCTGCCATCACATCATGGTCCTTCGCATACGCGTTCCAATCGCGGATGGATGGCCAATATCCCATCTCATCCGCAAACTCCCGCAGCGCGGCCAGAGACGCCTCCAGCCGCTCCCTGTTGACTTGTTTCGGCACTACTCCGCGACCTCCTCGACCGTCCACAGGCCGGGCTCCCAGCCTGCGTTCAGTACGGCGTCCGCGTCGGCCTGCACCGCCTCGATGAACTGCGCGTTGATCTCACCTCGCACCCGCTGTCCGTCCGGTCGCGTCCACCATCCATGGTACTGTGCACTGTACACCAGGCCGTCCTCTGATGGCTCACAGGTCACGCGTGTCACTCCAAACTCACCGTCTCCAAAGAGTTCGATGCGCTTCTCCACCATGAACACTGTCATCCCTAGTTCCTCCTTCGCATATCGGATGATCTGTTCTTCCGTCCACACTGGGGTGGCGGAGAGCACCTGGATAGGCACGGGAAGCTTTCCTCGCCCCCAGTATGTCGCCACTTTCCGTCGATCCCAGCCGAGGATCGCGGCGGCTTCCGTCACACCAGCCAGCTTCGGGATGTGGTGGTATGTCATGCGATCTCACCCCGCAGCTCCGCCACCGTCTGCACCACGATGGTGTACAGCATCCCCTGCCCCATCATGCTGCGATGGTCGATGATGTGGCGCGCGCTCGACGTACCGAGAAGGGTGGCTACCCGCTGGCGCAGGGTCGCTGCAGCCTGTTCGGTGCTCATCCCGGTGCGGCGAGCGAGCTTCTGGATGCTCGCCTGCACGTCTTTCTCGGATGTCGCGGACAGCCACTCCAGCGCCTTCGCACGGATATCCTCCGCCCATGCAATCTGCTTCGGGCTGCCCTGCAGAGCCTGCACCTGGATGCCCCAGCGCGCCGCCGTCGCCTGACGGAGCTTTTCGGCCTCTATGGCGCGCTCGCGCCTGATGCACTCGCTGCATCCGACGAACGTGTGCCCGCTTGCGAATGTCATGGCGTGTTGGTGCCGATCCGTATGCGGGCAGGCACCTCGCTTCGCTTCACGCCACGCCTGCCGCAAACCGAGGACGAACCGCGCTGTGTAGTCACCGACCATCTGCTTTGCCAACTGATGAGCCCGCTGCATGATTTCCTTTTTCGTCATCTTAACCGCCCCCTGTTGTATTTGACAACATTATAACACGGTGTGTTGTAATTTACAACAGTCGAATGAAAAAAATATCCCCGCACATCGGCGGGGAAATCGTCCATACATACGCGGGACTAAAACTCACCTCCTTTCCGCGCTCCATAAAGTTCCGTCCACCCATGAAGTCAACTCATGCAAGATCTCATATATCCGACTCCGCGAGTAGTTCGTGTGCGCCTCGATAGCGTGCCATGGCGCGCGGTCACGGTAGTACATCCTGACCACCGTCTGATGCTCCTGCCGAAGCATCGACACCATGTCCTCGATGTCCTGGATCTGGTCGCATATCTCGTCGTACTGGTGCTGGAGCATGGAGATCTCGCGCTCCGTCCGCTCGATGCGCTCCAGCGTATCCGCCACGTAGTCCTCCATGGTGTATGGCTGGCCACCCTGCACCCGATCCTTGTCGTAGGTGATGGCCTTCTGCCCGGCGTTGTCGAGGTCCGCACGCCACCGGGCGATTCGTTCGCGGCGTCGAGCGATCTGGTGCTCCAGGCGGCGTTTCTCTCCGTCCAGCCAGTTCCACCGTTCCATCGCCGCGCGGAAGCCGGATGACCTTTTCGACACCGTGATCTCTGCCTCGAAACTCATGGCACCACCTCCCTCACGGCATGTTCTCAAGCCATCGGACGCACACTGCAGCCACCTGCACCAGTTCCTCCCGCAGATCAGCGGAGCGCACTGTGTAGAGCCTGTGCCACTCTTCCTGTGTCAGCGTCTGTCGCGTCTCTTCGTGCTGTATCTCTGTCAGCTCGTAGTGAGCTTTCGCGACTTCTCCGAACTCTTCAGCGAGCACCGCCAGCCCATGTGCATCACCGTGCCAGCGCGGATGCAAACGGTCTTGTCGTTTTCGCTCTGCGATGATGTCAGCTAGGATGGTTGACCTGTGCATCCGACCACCTCCACTGAAGATTTCGAGTTGTGCACAGATTTGTGCACACCCTGTTGAGAACTTACGTTCGCTAGCCCGAACGCTCCGCCCGGTCTCGGCCCGATATGGTCGGTCTCCGCCAGGTCCATGAGCAGCACTGTTACTTCTCGCGGCGGTCTACCGACGTACTCCGCTATCTCCCACAGCGGCTTTCCATGCTGCCACATGCATATGACATCCAGGAGATCTGTCGGCTCCCAGTAGAAGTCCCAGTCCTGGCATGCGATGTATCCAGGCTGCTGAGTCTTTGCTACCCGGCTCACGATGACTCACCCCTCACGCCGTCTGATGGACCAGCTTGTCCACCACAGCTAGGTAGTCCACCGCTACACCGCGGCCACTCCGGATCAGGTAGCACTGCGCCTCTAGGTCCTCCCGGGGGATGCTGGCCTTCCCACCGGCCTTCCAGCGTTCCCAAGCGGTCAGAATGAGTTTCCCGGGCACATACAGCCGCTCGTTGTCGCGCGCGAACTCGATGATTGCGAAGACGATGGCGCCCTGGTCCAGACATGCACGCATATGCGTTATCTGGTGCTCATGGAAGTTGCTTAGCGGAAACCGGGTGGACTCCCGCGTCGACTTCGCCTCGAATTGCAAGCTCCGTCCGCGGTACACGCCCTCATAGTCCACTGTGGATTTCGACTCCAGGTATGCTGACACGATCCGGGTGCCCTGTGTTCGAACGATGGCGACCGGCGTTGGCCGCTTGTGCACGACTGCCCAGCCCCTCTGTCGATAGACTTCGTTGGTGTGGTTGATCATGGCCTCCAGCGCCATGCCGCGGTTGCCCATTCCCATGTCGCTTCACCCTTCCGATTCGGCCCCTAGCAGGCTGCTGGAGCCGTTTTTTCGTAAGTCAGGTATAAACACCTTATCCGGCACATTCGGACCCGCTATCAGGCGGTACTTCATTCCCCCATGCATCCCATCCGGGAACCCGCTGCCGGGCGAACAACTCAATCCGCGGTAGATCGCCCATCAACTGCTCAATCCGCCCATATACCTCGTCCGGCTTCCGGCTGTGTTCCCGCCGCTCACTCATGATCACGGAGTGAACTGCGGCTGACACTCTCTTTGGCTTCCCTCGGATAGCCAGCAGGCACGGTTCCGCATTCGCGCGCGTCCAGTTCCCCATGCCCATCGCGAGTTTTCCGTGCTTCGTAGTCTTCACCCATGTGAATGCCACCGTCCGATACTGAAAGCCCCAGGCTTCCAGCACACTCAGCGCCTCCGGAAACATCGGATAAGTCGCCCACATGAACAGCGCGCAGTCATCGGCCGCGATGGACTGAACAGGCATCCCCTTGATCTCCTCCATGCTCATTACCGAATACTTAAAGGCGGCGCCCCTCTCTCCGGCCGCGGCCTTGTCTCGGTAACGCCAAGGCGGGTCTACGTAGATCACGCTGTACCGCTTATCAGGGAATGGAATCACGCCGTCTCCCTCCTCCACGTTTAATCCAGATCCTCCAACCGCTCCACAACCCGCATTCCTAGCTTCTTAGCGACCATTCGCTCCAGACGCGCTCCCCTGGAACGGCTCCACCCAGGCAACATAAGGATTGTGTCGGCATCCATCATCAGTCGCAGCGCACGTCGCATGTACCAGTTCCATGGCTTGTCAAACTCAGACACGCCTTCCGCCGGGTTGATGACATCGAAGCCCAAACGCCGGAGCAATTCTGCTGTCGCGAAGAACATCGGGTAATTCCAGTCCTTGATGCCGCTCATGGGGCCGCTGATGTAGACTTTCATGCCGTCTCCTCCCTCCTGCATCGGCTGCATACCTTACGCACAGCGTCCTCATCCCCCAGCCACCAGCGTCGGCAGCTGGGGCACCAGATCCAGTACATCAGCCACTCGCTCCCTTCACTTTGGCGAGTGCTCGACTAGCTATCACATCCGGAGGCCCTGCACCTTCGGATATGTCCCTTAACGCCTCCAGCATGATGGTGTTTTGTTGCTCCAAGTCCGCCGTCGCCAAGTGCGCGCCTGCTCCGTTCATGTTGTGGACCTTCTTGCGGAGTTCCTTGAGTTCTGCCGCTTGCTCCGCTATCGTTTTGTCGCGATCTCGGATGGTGGCGATGAGGTTCGGTATCGCTGTTTTCGAGTTCACAACGCCTGACGAATCAATCCCCATTCGCAGACGGTCAACGGAGGGCACCAACGCCGTCTCAATGGCCGCTATCTCTTCCTCGCTCAACACGCGCCCAGTCATCGCTCCATCGCCTCCAATTCCGTGAGTACCGCCTCAATGTCGTCTTCTGCCGCATAGAACGCTTCCTCTGCTGCATTAAACGCGAGGTGCCCGTGTAGGGCCTCGGCACGCCGCTTAGTTGCCTTATACATCCGTTCCAACCCCTCCAACCTGCTGCGCTCCACCAAGACCCAATTGCACTCGCGTCCGTGAGTCAAGTCGTGAATCTGACGCATCTCCTCGGGCGGGTTGTCATACAGAGACTCGTAACCTGGATTGCCCATCGCGAACCCGCTCCACACCTTGTACGCTGCCTGCTCAACCATGCGAAGCCTATCCAGTTCCGATTGCTCCACCACCGTCAGCCCGGCCTCTTCCAGCATCCGCAGCTTGTGGCCGGAGAGGATGGCGGCGGCGCGTCCGCGTACGTCGTCCATCACGCATCACCCCGCCGCCGCCAGAGCGCTACCGGTGATGCGACCATGCTCCGCGGCAACTTGCGCTCGATGCGCTCGGCCAACACTCGCCGCTTCCAGCAGACGTCGCAGCCCTCCCGTTCGCACCTCGTGTACGCCTCTTCAAGCGCGCCCAGCAAAACCGCCAATTCAAAGCGGGTGAAGTCCATCCGGTGGACTTTGTTCTCGTCGGCTCTCGCCATCCATCACACGCTCCTTTCCGGGTATTCGTCCCATGTGCGTCCATCGAGCATGCGGCCTGCTTTCTTCTTGCCCACACGCCACACTGAGATTCCGTCATCGAATTGGTAAAGCGGTTTGTCACCAACGTCGTTCAGATGGATACCCGAGGCGCTGGGATTCGAGAATTCTCCGTGCTGCTTGAAGAAGAACGGGACTCCGGCTTGTTGGCACTGGTCCCTCAAGCTCCGCGCCCAGTCCGGGTGCATGGGACGCGCATGTGGGCCGCTCTCGCCGCCCACTATGACCCAGTCAATCGCAGTCTCCGGGCATCCAATTGCGAAGCGCGGCTTGCATCCATTCGGCCGGTCTTGGCAGTAGCACTCGCCGTCGAATGGCTTGTACGCAGACAGATCCACCGGACCCAGTAGCGGCTCGCAGCTCAGAAACCTCACCGCCGCTGGCGTCTGCAGGAGTAGCGGAATCCGTTCATCTGCGGCCTTCTGGTTCTCGACGCTGACACCGAGCCAGACGTTTTTCAGTGCAGGTTCTCCTGTAATGACGTGCGTTCCGTACTTCTTGACCCAGTTCATCATCCGCTCTGGGCGCTTCGTGAGAATTTGAAACACGTGATGCGGAGCACCCGCCATCGTTTCCCACACCTGGATGATGAACTCATCCGGCACCTGCTCATGGAACAAATCACTCATGCTGTTGACGAACACTCTCCGCGGCTTTTTCCACTTCAACGGTTCATACAATCGCTCCGGATGCAGTTTTACGTTCACTGCGGCGTTCGGGGCTGTCCACGGCTTTTCAGTCAATCCAAACCTCACTTTGGAGCACCCTGTAACCGGGTTCCATGTGGCGTCTGTCCACTCAATCGCGCTTCTATCACCCATCACTCAACCGCTCCTTTCACACGACTCGTATCTCATGCGCCCACAGCCCACTTTCGGCCGCCTCCAATGGCGGCGGCATCCGATCAGATGGCAATTGCAGTAGGGGCTTTCCGTCCTGGCTTTGCCCGATACGCCGAAACCCGGCCGCATAGAAACATCCTCCGCGCAGGTGTTTGCCGACGTACGTCAGGATCCCGTCCGGCGGAGGCGTCCCCCACAGGTGTTGCGTGATCCCTAGCGCCAGGACTATCAGATGACTGCTCAGGTAGTGGCCCTCGTTCCGGAACAGCGTGCACTCCCATGCGTCATACCCGTCATCACGTATCCCGGACCACGTAACCCACAGTGCACGTTCGTCTCGACTTAGGAGCACCAGATTTCTTCCGGGCCGGCAGAATTGCGATGTTCCTGGTTTCTGCCGAGTGTAGTGCCGATCCGCAAGTTGGACAGCCTGCCGGTTACCTTTGTGAGTCAGTTGCCAGGTCACATCGCATCCCCCTCATATCCCCAGCGTCAGCTGCTCATATGGGCGCAGCCGGTATCTCCGCACGTACTCATCCAACTCCTCGCGCGTGGCGAACGGTGCTCCGCCACCACCCATGCCATCGAAATCCACGAAGTCAAGGCACCATCCAAACTTCGTTCCTTCCGCGTGACGGATGATGTACCACCGCCCGTCGTGCTTCCACTGCTCCACTGCGTCCTCCGCCCACTCTTCGAACCACTTTGGGATGCTTCGTGTCATTCCGTGTCCACCTCCCTTACCGGCGCCAGCGTGATCCTGATGCTCCTATCCTCCGGGTGCATCCGTATCCTCGTCACCCGCCGGGTGTGGTCGTAGCGCTGTAGCTGCCGGACTAGGCTCTCCAGCGTGGCCACTACACTGCTTACCGTTGGCACCGCCGGGATCTGGACGCGGCAGATGTCCTGCGTTTCGAGGTCTGTCATGTCGTTTCACCGTCCTGCATCAGCGGCGGTACCCATGTCATAGAGTCGACAGTCACCCGGTGTCCTTCCCAACTCGCCAGGATTGCGAAGGCATCCGCCAGCGTCGGAAAGTCGATGCCCTCCTGCCGCATGGCCATCTGCAGTTGCAGGGCTCTGTGCAACTTCGCCGCCATGTTCCCGCCGTGCGCGACGCATTCTTTTGCGATGTCATTGACCAACTGCTTGTCCATGTTCAGCCCTCCTCCGATACATCGATGAACCGCTGAAACTCTTTGGCGAACCCTACTTTGGCCGTTCCCTGCGGCCCATTTCGGTTCTTCGCAACGATGATTTCCACCACGCCTTTGGTCGGCGTCTCCGGGTTGTAGTACTCATCCCGGTAGAGGAACATGATCACGTCGGCATCCTGCTCGATTTGGCCAGAATCACGTAGGTCCGATAGCGTTGGACGCTTGTCTGCCCGTTTCTCTACCTCGCGATTGACCTGTGCTAGTGCGACGATGGAACACTGCAACTCTTTGGCCAGCGCCTTTAGCTCTGTACTGATGAGCCCGATCTCCTCAACCCGACTTCGCCCCTTCTTGGAAACTTTCACAATCTGCAGATAGTCCACGAAGGCAACGAGCTTCATCCCTTGGTTCTGCCGCGCGATCCGTCGCAACTTGGCCCGGATGTACGGGACCGTGGCGTACGGGTTGTCGTCGATGAATAAGTTCCGCTGACCAATCTCGCTGACCGCAGATGTGATGCCGTACCAGTTGTCATCCTGAATGTTCCCGTTCATCAGGTTGAACATCGGTATCATGGACTCTGCGGAGACCATCCGGTCCATCAGCGTGTACCGCAGCATTTCGATGCTGAACACCACCACGCAGCTATCACGTGCACCGGCCGCAGCCGACTGCAGAGCGAACGCCGTCTTTCCCATGGATGGCCGGGCGCCGACCACGAACAGGTCCCCCGGACGCCATCCATGCAGCCAAACGTTTAGTTGCTTGAACCCTGTGTCCACGCCCGGCAGTTGGCCCTTGTTTTTGACCCGTTCCTCCAGCATGGTCATGTACTCATCTGCAATCTGCGACACATGAACCGGGCCGGTCTCACCCTCTACGCTGGACGACACCTCAGCGAAGGACTTTTCGATCTCCGACAGTGCATCGTCGTCAATCCGTTCGGCTGTCTCTGCCATCTCAATCATCCGGTGAGCGGTTTGTACCAGACGACGCCGAGTAGATGCATCTTTCACAATCCTCGTAGTGTCCTGAATAGCCCAAGGCTTGGCGAGGATTCCAGACGTGATGTCAGCCAATTTGTCCGTATCTACGCGCTTGGCCAACTTTTCGACGATAGCGAATGAGGTGACCGGTTTGCCGCGCTCCGCAAGCCATTGCACCGTCCGGAATATCAGCCCGAGGTCTGGATCCAGGAAATCCTCGTGGCTCAGATTGACTTCGTCGAGTAGGTCAGGGCGCTGGATGAGCGTCGCGCAAAGCGTTGCCTCTGCTTGCGTTGGATCAACCCGCACCATCATCGACCTCCTGTAGTAATGCGGCGACTTCCGGAGGGAGATCCCGTGGGACGTAAGGCCCCCCAGTTACTTCCTTGGGCGATTCACGACTCCGGTGAGATTCCACAGAAACGGATATCTCTAGCGGCTGAACCGACTCCCGTTTCGCTAGTTCCCTCTGCCACAAGTCCTGTATCACTTTCGCGCAGTATGTGAAGGTGCTAATGTCCGCCTTTTTCGCATAGGCTTGTACTATCCCCGACCTGACGAACGAGATTGGCACTTTGGATTCGTGGAATCGCTTGATCCACCTGTAGGCCTCTCCCTTCGCTGTGTAGTTGGGATTGGCGCCGCAGGCAATCATCTGGCTTTCGACTTCTCGGCAGTAGGTGTCAAGGTCCAGTTCTGATTCGTCGCCAAACGGCGGCAGTGGTTCATGTCCATGCGGTTGGTTGGTATGGTTGGTTGGTTGGTATGGTTGGTTGGTACACCCGGACATCGGTTGGATGTCCTCCGGACGTCCGCCGGACATCGGTTGGACGTCCTTTTTCTTTTTCTGCTTTGCTTTCTCTCTTTGTTCACGCTTGCGCTCAGCATCTTTCTCGCGTTGTTCAATATATTTCCCTGCGTAGTCGTACCAATCGTGGAGTTGATCATCTTCGTCTACGAAACCGGCTTTGCGGATGGATTCAAGAAACTTCCCCGGTTCTCCGTCCCATTCCGCACCAGCTTCTATTTCATCAACTGTGTACCTTGAAAGGTCCCCATCCTGCGCGTAATCAAGTGACCACCACCAAAGCTGATGGAGGTATCCGATTGCTGCCGGTTTTGACACACCAAGCAACCGTGATAGACGAATTGTCTTCGGATGCCGAGCAATCGATTGATGTGACTCTATCCAAGCCACTCATTTCACCTCCCGTACACCGAATAATCTCCGCCCCGGCCGCATACCCTCTCTTTTGTGGGATGCGGCCGCAACACTCACACCAACTGCTCAAACAAGTCGCTAGTCTGAATACCCGATCGTGCTTCGATTTCGAAGTCCAACCGGACATTGTCCAGGTAATCCTCTGCATCGGTCCAAGTACCGATCTCAAACTCAAACGCATACTTATATCGCCGACCATCTATCTCCACTACTCCGAACTGACCCTCAAATACACCGGAACCAAATGACTCCATGGAGACCTTCATATCGATTACCTCCCATCCATCGGAATCACCAGGGTCTGCCCCGGCTGTATGTCAGTGTTCGTGAGCCCGTTCAGGCTCTGTATCTCAGCCACCACGTCCCGCGGATCGTGATGCTTATCCGCAGCTGTGGCTATGGACCAAAGACTGTCACCCTGCTGCACCACGTAGGTTGTCGTTCGTGCTGTATGTAGGTCATGGGTGGTGTACTGAGCCAGGGCTACGCCCCCGAGCAATACGCACAGTGCCAAGCCGACCGCCTGGGCGGAGGGCACGGGGACCCTCCGCAACAGGGGGCGCTTAGAACGGGAGGTCATCATCCGTGGTGATGGGTGTATCGTCCGCAAACGGGTCATCGAAGGTATCTGCTTGCGGTCTGGATGTTGCCTGAGCAGAATGTTTCTCACCCTCTGCACCTCCCCGATCCAGAAATCTGACGCCTTCTGCGACCACCTCTGCGACACGAACCTTCTGGCCTTCCCGGTTCTCATAGGTGCGAATTTGCAACCGCCCGTCTACCGCGGCCAGCCGTCCTTTATGCAGATACTGCGCACACAGTTCGGCTTGTTTTTGCCACACCACGATGTTGATGAAGTCCGCCTCTTGCTTATCTCCGTTCTTCGGACGGTTTACTGCTAAGGTGAAACTTGCTACCGCTGTACCTGACTGCGTATATCGCAGTTCTGGGTCTTGTGTCAGCCGTCCAATCAGAATCACTCGGTTCAGCATCACTTCGCCACCTTGAAGTTCATGATCTCTTTGACTGCGTTCCCAACGTCACCGGCCTGTAGTTCCTCAATGCGTGCCACGCCAAACTTCTGCAGGACTACCGCGACCTCATCAGGTTGGAGCTTCTTTTTTGCGATAGCCGATTCTACGGCTTTCAGTTGCGCGGAAGTGGCGGTCCCTTTCAGCTGCTCGTTGATGTCAGTCACGTTGCTTGGCTTGCGAGGTTGCTCCGTCGCCTTCCCGTGGTTGCGTTCATCTACACCCTCATCGCCTTCGGGATCGTCTCCGGTCGGGATCATGAATACCTTCATGAGCGCATACTTTTGCGCGCCGGAAATCGCCTTGTAGATGGCTTTATCACCGCGATCCTGGCCTTCGCCTGACATGGATATGGTCAGTTGTTCTCCTGTGTCTCCGTCGATGAATGTGAAGTCCATATCCACGCGAATGATGTACTCGGTTTGTCCCTTTGCTGTCACCGTTTCACGCAGTTCGTGACCCTTCATGCTCGGCAGCATAATCACATTCTGTTCGGCCAGAACTTCTCGAACTTTCTCGTTCACATCAGCCTCGGTCGCGTAGTTATATCCGTGGAATGAATTGCGTCCCCGCTTCTGGATGTACGGAACCTGCTTCATCACTTGCGCCAGCTTTTTCACCAGACTGTTCCCGGCCATCATTCATGCCCTCCTATCACTCGGAATGTCCGTCCGCGTTTCCCGTTCTTCCAAGTCACAATCTTCTGTCCGTTGAACGTGCCAACTTCGTAATCTCCAAGCATCGCTTTCAGTTCATTGGCGGCCTGCTCTTTCCGTTGCTCCGCATCCTTCGCGTCTTGGCATGCCGCCAGATACTCGTCTGCCCAGAACTGTGCGGCCGCCGTGAGTTCTATTACGCTTTCTGGTTTGGCTTCCGGATACAGATGTGCCAAGGCCCGTTTGCACGACTCCGAGGGGTCCACTTCGGGCGGTGTGTTCGTGAGCACGTGCTCGAACCAGAACCGCCTCGCTTCTTGAAACATGGCGTCTATCATCTGATTGTCTCGGTCCACCTGGAACATGTAGAACTTGTTTCCCCCGACCAGCACCGCGAACGCACCCCACGAAAGCCCAGTCACGAACAGATACCATTGGAGTTGCGCCATATAATGAGGAGGCACGATACCCTGCGACCAGTCGCCGTTGGCGTACTCGCTGGCCGTCTTCACCTCCAGGACGCCGGTGCCAAGTTCCTTGTCGTATACAAACCGGTCAACGTTTCCTTGCGCCCACTCATACAGCGGGTGCTGCAGGAGGTAGTTGACGCGCCGGATCTTTCGACCAGTGCGGATGGTGTACTCCTTGGCCACCCGATTCTCCAACTCACGACCCCAGTACATCGCCTCGTTATCAGGTTTCTCCGGAAGCCCCACCGTGAGGTCGACGAACACCTCCATGCGACTCACGTACGGATTTAGGCCGACGATGGCGCCAATACGGGAGCCGGTGATTTTGCGCTCACTTCCCAAGTCGCTGATGGTTTTTCCAACTGTGTGAATCACCTTCAAGGCGTGCACTGTGGTCAACCCTCCTTCACTGGTTGCAGATGCTCCTTGAAAAACGCCCCTGTCCAACCGTCCTCGACCCGAACGTCACAGATGCAGAGGCCAACCGATACCACCCGGCCCATCTTGCCTACGGCGTTGTCGGCGCCGGGGCCTATGCGGACGAGCTGCCCAACGCGGAAGTCTGTCATGCAGAATCACCGTCCAGTGCCCTGACCACAATCGCTTGGATGTGTCTCAGGCTTTGTTTGTCCGTTTGGAGCGCATGCTGCACTCTGACAGAGCGTTTCCGCTTATGAGCGACAGGGTGATCAGTGTACGTTTCAATCTCTTTGCAAAGCTTGTCACTCACGCTCTCCAGCCGGGTTTCGATGTGTTTGTTGATTTCCTCCAACGCTTCGCGCAGCCGCTCAATCTCAGCCAGCAGACGGGGTACATCTTCGCAGACGTGGGCGATGAACTCTGCGTATGCGCGGTCATCTTCGGATCCCCAAACCTGTATAACAAGGTCTGGTTCCCCTTCGTTCGCGTAGTCACCAGCCACGATGTATTCCGAAACAGCTCCGTGCTCGTCGGTATGAGACCCAACATAGCGCCATTCGTCTGTCTCAACCTTGCTCAACCGCTCCCGAATCGCTTGAAACTCCTGCTCCGTCACATCGCCCACCTCCGCATATCGTCTCGGCTTTCCTCCACATACGCCCTCGCGTACGCTGCTGCCATAACCCGCTCGTGACACGGCTGACAGCGGTATCGGTCCCA